AATTAGTAGATTTCAAAAGTAAAGTATTAGTTCCAAGTGAAACCACAAAAGGTGATTTGGGTTTCACAATGGAAGGTTTGCATCCAACTCCTAAAGAGTTATTGGAAATGACCTCACCTGTTATGTGGAGAGGTGAATTGCATGATGAAGAAGGTCAAAAAGAATTTGAAAATCATGTAAAAGAATTAGAAAAAAAATATGGATATACTGATTGGTATAATTGGCGTGTAGATAATTGGGGTACGAAGTGGGATGCCGGTGATAGTTATGTTGATGAGCGAGATGGTGAATCTCTTTGTATCAATTACACAACTGCTTGGGGACCTAATTCTATGTTCGTTCATTACGCATCTAAACAATTTCCTAATCTACATTTCAAATTAAGTTATGAAGAACCGGGTATGGGATTTTGTGGTTGTTACGAAGTGAAAAACGGCGGTGAAGATTTTGATGATTTAATGGAAGGTGATTTGGAATGGAAAGATGAATATACGGATAGATTGGTTACATACGATAGTGAATTAGAAAGGTATCGTTATGTAGATACTAATGAAGTGATAGATGATGAAGATTTTTATCCAATTGAATTTAATCCGTTTGCTTAATTTGGTGAAGTGAAAAAAAATTAGTAAATTAGATAATATGAAATTTATTGAGTTATTAAAACACAAAACAATCCGACCTAAACAAATTAAAGAGGTTGAAGGATTACTTACTCCCGATGAAGAGGGGCATGTGGCTATCACATACGAATACATTAATTTAGATAACAATATGCATTATGTTGGTGTTCATTTGGAAACACACAAACCATATTGGAGTTCTACTACTGATAAAGAATTTAAAAAGATTTTGATGAATCCAAAATCAAATTTAAAATTAATTATACATGGCTGGGGTTCATTTAATGAAATGAAACAGTTGGAGTATGAAATGTTGACAGCAGTAGATGCAAAAAACAATCCAATGTATTACAATAAACACAATGGATTTCCAGGAGTTAAACCAATTGATTTTGATAAAGTTGAAAAATTAAGAAATGAAATTGATTGGATACGTGATAATAGACATGATAAAGAAAAGGAATTTGAATTAATTGGATTTGAATATCTTTCAACCAAAACCTATTGCGTAAAAGATTTATATAGTGAAAGTAAGTTACAGGTTAGACATGAAACTATTAATAGAGAAAATTTAGAAAAGATTAAATCTAAAATTAGAGTTGCAATGGGTGATGCAACAGAAGAAGCAAAGCCGCCTGTGTATTTAACGAATGTTGATTTTGAAGGCGAACACTATGATAAGTTATTGATTAGTGGAAATCATACAATCACTGCTTATTATGAATTGGGTGATGGATATGAAGATGTTGAATTGCCAATTATTGAGTTGGGACCAGAAATTCATTCACAATTTTCAGCGGCAGAACTATATGCTTTGGGAAATGATTTGAATTCCGAAAAAGCAACGGCAAAACCATATAGTAAAGAAGATGCGGAAAAGGAATTATTAAGATTTCACCAAATGGGTCAGTCTTGGAATACAAGTAGGAATAAAGCTAGAATGATTAGGTTGGGATTAACTACTGCTCAAGTTGAAACTGTTATTAATTGGGTAAAGCAAGAAATTATAAACATAAAAAAGAGAAAGGGTGGTTGGAATGTTATGGATTACACGGGAGTTCATAAATCACACATTGAAGATTTATACAATCAATATACTGATGATGATACTTACGTTTGTGATTATTCCGGCGCAGCTGTAAAACTCAATAACATTCTTGTTCCTTTCCACAAAGAAAACGAAGAAAGAATTGTTGATGGCAAGAAACCTAAAACTAAAATTAAATGTCTTATTCGTTTCACATCCGAAGATATTAGGGATAAACAATGGCCTAAATTAAAAGAAGATTTTAAGTATTTTGAAGTGAAAGAAAAAACAACACCGATTGAATATATTGAATTGCCGATGTATACGAGAGATACTACAAAAAAATCAAAGTGAAAAAACATATTATAAATTCATTTAATATGTGGTAAAATACCCCATTTCATAACTAATTGACCCTCAATGGGTTAGCATAAGTCGTTGATTATCAATGAGAAAATTCTTTATTGACAATCAATGACTTATGCTTTTCGTTTTATAGGGAATTTCATAACTCGTTGATTGTCAATAAACAATTTTTTCAAATTATTTGGCCAGTTCGGTAAAATTTCGTATCTTTACAGGGTAAAGTTCCAATATTTGAGATATATATAAAATTTTATTAATATGAGTAAGTTACAATTCACAACAATTTCTAGTGCTAAAAAACAAACCGGTCTATCTTATTTAGGTAGTGTGGCGAGTAGTTCAAAAATTGCCAAAGGTTTACAATATAATGAAATGACGTATATATTGTATCTTGCACCTGCTGAACAAAGTGGTTACAATGTATGTCCAATGTCTACCGAAGAATGTAGAACGGCGTGTTTAACAGAGTCGGGTCACAATCGTATTGACGTTAAGAAGAACGCAATCAATAAAGCTCGTATCAAAAAAACAAAGTTATTCTTTGAACAACGTGATTTCTTTATGGCTTGGTTGATTACCGAAATTACAAAAGCTAAGATTGATGCTGATACCAAAGGTTATCAATTTTCAGTTCGTATCAATGGAACATCCGATATTAGTTTAGAAAGTTTCAAAGTGAAAGGTATGAATATATTAGAATTCTTCCCACTTATTCCTTTCTATGATTATACGAAAGTTGCTAATCGTTTCAAAATGTTAGATAAGTATGATAACTACGATTTAACATATTCATTCAGCGGACACAATATGTTCCAATGTTTAGAATTGTTAAACGAAAGAAAAGGACGTGTGGCTATGGTGTTTGAAGGTAAGGTATTACCAAAAACATTTATGGGATATGATGTAATTGATGGTGATGCGTATGATATGAGATACTACGATGCGCAAGGTGTAATTGTAGGATTGAAGTTTAAGAAAGTTCGTAATAAAATTGATACAGCGAATAACAAATTCATTATTCCAATGGATAGTAAATTTAGTGTTTATGAAAAACAAAGTGAAAAGGTTAAGTCCAAATAGTTCTAAAAGAAAAGACCAGCTAGATGCTGGTCTTTTTGATGGTAGATACCGTCAAAGAGTTGTAGTAGATAAAAAGAAAAACAACGCTCGTAACTGGGCTCGTAAAAATAAGTAATATGGCAGAAAGACAATCACACGGTTTTAAATTTGAAACTAATTGGTGTAAACAAAATAATGTTCTTACTTGGAAACAATACGAAAAAAAGTATGGTAAACAAAAGGGTTCTAATTACACGTCGAAGTGGGATGCTATAAATGAAAATGTTAAAGGTAAAACATATAAAGGTAAACCTGTACAGATTAAATGTATAGGTTTAAATAATGCAATTGAGTTGGGTGATATATTTCGTAATTCAAACAAAGAAGAAGATTTTACATTAGTAGTTGGTTTTTGGGAAGGTAAGAAAACAAATATAGTGGATGTTGTTGTATTGGATATTAATCATAAGACATGGAATAAATTGTTTCAATGGGATAAGTTTGATGAAGTGAAAGATTGGATTAAAAACAAAGTATCTAATTCACATAGTTACGATAACCAATGGAAAAAAGAAATGAGTTATTACAAAGAATTATGGGGTGATAGGTTAGTAACGCCTACATTCAAAAGAGACCACAAAAAACAAAGAAGAATACAGTGTCAAATATCTTACATTAATTTTATGCAAGAGTTTGTTAATAATAAAATTTGTAAATAGTATGAAAACAAAGCGTAGATTAGAAGAAGAAAAACTAATAATGGAAGAAAGAAAACGTATGAGTAAAGTAAAAGTAAAATTAGAAATGATGCCATGCGTTAAGTGTGGTAGTGATATGCCTGTTTTACGCAAAGTGAAATATGGTTACAATTTTTGTGTAAATTGTTCTACTACTGAAAAGATGGGTGGTGTAGCTATTGCTAACCACAAAACAGGTAACGAAATACAAATCGTTCCAATGGATGTAGCTAATAACATTAACCGATTGGCCGCTCGTAGTGGTTATGGTGTGTGTAAAGGTATGAAGCACAATTAAAAAATAAAGATATGAATTATTATCAAATAGTTGCATTTGCACAAAACTTAAAAAAACAAAATATGGCAGTATATAACAACGATAGAGACCCCAACGATATGATGTGGGAAAAACAAAACGATTCATTTATTAATGATGCGTATGAAGAAGAAAGTAAATTACATACAGAGTTTATGAATGAAGTGGTTTATCACGATTATTCTTATATGATGAGTGATAGTCATAGTGTTTATATGAGTGGACGTAATCACGAAAAACAAATTGAAGAAAAACTACACGCACTTATCAACATATGTAGATACGCTGCGGATGATTTGTTAGATGAAGTTATATCAGCCGTTCCACAAAGATATAATGATGTGGATAGTAACGGAAACGATTTAACACATAGAGTAATTAGAAGTTGGTTCAAACCTTATTTAGAAAGTATATAATAACATTATGAGAGTAACTGATAAAAAAGCAATAGAGTATCTTAAAAATAATCCTATTGTTGCAAACTTTATTAACACATTAAACATTCAACGAAAAGATTATTATGTGAAAGCAGATATGCTAAGTCAATATCAAGACATTGTTGTTGAGGTTGGACAAAAGTATATTCGATTGTGGGTTGGGACAGGTTGTTGGGGTTTCATTAGTAGAGTGGATGGTGATTTAAAGGGTTCACCAATTAAGAAAGGTGATTTACTAAAAGCAGCAACGTGGAAAGCACCAGCAAAACACGCAAGAGGAAATATCATTGACGGAACTGCCCGTTACGGAGTATATGGGCCTGAATATCTTTAATATAAATAAATAAAATAATATGCCAGCAGCAAGAACATCAAACTACATTGCAACTATTCCAATGAAAAATGAGGAGCAAGTGTTAGAAGTGAAAAAAGTATTAGAACAAATATTTGGTTGGGTTACATTGAGAGGTCGTCATAGTGATAGAAAATCCGTAGTGAAAGGTTGGGCTAAAAGTAAACAAAATGATGTGCCGTGGAGAGTAGCACAATACATTGACATTTACTTACACGCTGCAAATCCAAATCGAATAAGGATATGGAAAAAGCAGGGAATGCAAAGAAACAATTTAAGGTTGAATGATAACAATGTGATTATTGCTAGAACATTGGGTAGTATGGGACATAGTTTAGCAGATGGTGTTAAACATAGTGAACAATCAAAAGGTATTCCTGCTCTACAAGCAATTAGAGCATTACAACATCAAACCAAACTGCAAGACCCAAAGTTTCAACGAAAGGAAATGAAACGAAAGTATATGAATAAGAGTTACAAATTACAGCCGGGTGATTGGGGATATATAACACAATCTCTTTTGGATTATACTGAAAGACATGGTAAACTGACGTTTAGTGAATTGAAAGAATACTATGATGTGATATTGAGAGGTAAACCTAAAATGGAAAATGGTGGTTCATTCATTCACCACTTACAAGCATTAACTGCGGTGGTCAATGCACAAAATAGAAGATGTAGAAGATTTTTAGTTAAGGGAACGGATGGTAGATATTTAATTGGAAAATATAATAAATAATAAAAATATGATTTGGACAATACTATTAATATGGATATTACTTACATTTCCAATAGTGAAAGAAACATTAAAACAATGTGAATTAAATAATCGACCCGAAAGAAACGATACATTGTTTCAATTAATTTTAATCGGACAATCTATGATTTATGTTCCGTTGTATTATTTTCTAGTTGTTATGGAGTTAATTACAAAACCTTTTAAAAAACGATAATATGTTTGGAGAAATTTTACAAAAGATTCAAAAATCAAATGAACAAAGAGTGAAGATGGCTCTTACAATTATGAATGTAATGAGACATTCACAATCGGCAACTATTGAAATGAGAGCCGCAGTCGCAGCATCAATGTTGGATATGTTACAAACTGATATGTTGCCTGAAGATAGTGATTTAATTAAATTCCTTAATGAAGGTATTGATGTAGTATGTGAAGATGCTAAAAAACACGGAGTGAATGACCTTCGTTCACAATTAGAACAATCTATTATATCTGCAAAGAAAATCGTAGAAGAAAAAATGGATAGAATAAATGAGGGTGATAGTATTTTGAATAACATTAACTTTAACTTAAACTAAAAATTATTATTATGGGATTAGATATGAATGCATTTGCTACCAAAGCAAAACCTGCAACCGAAGTAGATTTTTCAACAAAGAATTTTGAAGAAACGGAATTGCACTATTGGAGAAAACATCCTAACTTACATGGTTGGATGGAAAGTTTATATTATGAAAAAGGTGGTGAAGCTGATTCGTTCAATTGTGTACCTGTTGTATTGGATAATGAGGATTTGGATGTATTAGAAGAAGATATTAAAAGTGGTAATCTACCAGATACCGCAGGTTTCTTTTTTGGACAATCCGATGGTGATGAAGTGGATGGTGATTTGGAATTTATTGCAAAAGCTAGAGAAGCAATCAAAAACGGAATGACCGTTTATTATACAAGTTGGTGGTAATATAAAATAAAGTTATGAAATTAGATACGATATACAAAAAGACAAAGACAGGTGCAACGCAAGAGTGGACAATTGAAGTAGTGGGTAACAAATACCGAACACATAGTGGACAAGTTGGTGGTGCAATTACCACAAACGAATGGACTATTGTGTATGGTAAGAATGGGGGTAAAGCAAACGCAACTACGGATAATGAACAATGTATGAAAGAGGCAGTTGCTAAAAGAACAAAGAAGTTGGAGAGTGGTTACTTTGAGAATATCAAACACATAAACAAAACACAATACTTTGAACCAATGTTGGCGAGTAAGTGGGAAGATAGTAAAGATAAAATTACTTACCCAATATTCTCTCAACCTAAATTGGATGGTATTAGATGTATCGTTACAAAGGATGGTATGTTTAGTCGTAATGGTAAACCAATCATTTCAGCACCACATATTATAGAAAGTTTAAGTGAAGTATTTGAAGTATATCCTGATATGGTATTGGATGGTGAGTTATACGCTGACAAGTTCGCAAATGACTTTAATAAGATTGTATCATTGGTTAAGAAAACAAAACCAACCGATGCTGACTTAAAAGAAAGTAAGAAAAACATTCAGTATTGGATTTACGATTTACCAGATAATCATATTCAATTTGGTGATAGATGTGATAGATTGCATGATTTGTTTAAAGCATTTGACTCATTCAGTAAACATTGTATTGAGGTAGAAACTACATTATGTATGAGTGAAGATGATGTTGTTGATTTGTATGAAGAATATGTAGACGCTGGGTTTGAAGGCCAAATGTTACGATTGAATGGTAAGTATGAGAACAAACGAAGCAAGAACTTAATGAAGCATAAATCATTTATTGATGAAGAATATACCATTAAGGGCATTGTAGAGGGTGAGGGTAATCGAACTGGAACGGCTGGGTATATGGTATTTGAAACAGCCGATGGTAAACCTTTCAAATCAAATGTAAAAGGAACCTGGGAAGAAACGGCTGAGATGCTTAAGAACAAAAAGAAGTTAATAGGTAAACAGGCAACGATTAAGTATTTCAACTTAACGCCGGATGGAATACCACGTTTCCCATATGTGATTAATATTGATAGAGAAAGTTACGAATAAATTTTAAAAAATGAAGAATACGCTTAAACAACGAATATACAAATGTGAATGTGGAGTCTTAACAAAAGAGTATTTTTGGGATAGTGAAATAGATAAAGCAAAAGTTAAATGTTCGGATTGTTCAAAGTTATTAACGAAAAAGAATTTAGTAGTTCCAAATAAAAATGAAGCTGCTAGTATTAGAACACCAACAAAAAATAGATAACACAATGAGAATTAAATCAGTATTTCCACCCATTTGTTTTGAATCACCCCTTTCGGGTAAAACATATATTGTGTGCACTGGTGGTAAAGAAAGTAGTGGATGGGTTGAAGTAAAAAGATGGTATAGTTGGAACGAATTGGAAAGTATGTGGGATAAAATTGAATACACAAAACCAAAAGAGTTTCAAAAAGTAAAAGTGAAAAAAGAATGGAAAGTGAAGGGTAGCAAAGGAAATGTGTATAAGGTAATAAATGATGAAGGATTTTGGAGTTGTAGTTGTCCAGCACATGGGTTTGGTAGAGGAAAGGATTGTAAACATATTATAGGAATAAAAAATAAATAAGTTATGGATATAAGAGAACAATATAGAGAACGAGCTATTCAATTCGTTAAGGAGTGGAATGAAAATGTAAGTGAACACATTATTGATATTATGGTTTCTATTATGGCAACCAGAGATAAAAGTTCATACGCAGGTGGTGGATTTGTTCAGGCAATTGTTGATAATAATTTGTATTTGGCATTGAGTAGAGCCGATACCGATTGCCGTAAAAACATTTTCATCTTAACAATGTGTAACGCAAATTGTCATTTATAAAATTAAAACAAAAGTTATGGGATTTTTTAGTTGGAGAACGCAGGATACTGATAAAAGTATTGCAAACAAATGGTCAGCAAGAGACACATTTAGAGTTCAAATGATGGATGATAGAGGTAATGTGTGGACTGAAGATAGTTACGATGGTTATGGTGAGTTTGGTGGTAAAGATTACTATGAGTTACTTGCGGAAATGAATGGGATAACTGCAAATAATCCTGATGAATTAAGAGGTAAGGGAATTGAATTAGCATTTAGTAAAAACAATCATTCGGGTGTAGGAACGGAAGGTGTATTATATCCTAATTTGGTTGAAATGGCCGAAGGTTGGCGATATGACCCAATGGGACCTGATAGTTGTGAGGACCAGGGTTTCTTTTATAATGATGAAGATGAGGATGAGAATAATGATATGTGGGATGATGAAGAAGATTATGAATCATAAAAAATAAAATAATATGAAACGACCAGAAAATTTTGAAAATATAGATGGAGAAGATTTTGATATTGACGGACACCATTTTTATTTTGATGTAGATAATTTACAAAATAAAAAAGAAAGTAGTTGGGTATGGATATTTTGCAACGGTCAAATTTTAGGTGATTATTGTGTAAAATTTGAATTGAAATGGGAACACAATTGTTTTAGTATGAAAAAATGTGTGTTAGGTGAGGGTGATACTGGTGAGTATATATTTCAAGACAAT